TTTAGAGTGATTGCTTCTTTGATAGTTGTTGTTAGTGTTGCCATATTTTAATCCTTACGGTGTCTGTTGAGGAACGGGTATACGAGGTTCACCATCTGTATAATCGTCTCTTCTTCTTCTACCTAGTTGTTCTCCACCGAATTTTTGTACTTCGGTTTGATATTTTTGTTCGTATAATTGTAGCATATCCGTTGGGCCTTTTAAATAACTAAATGCTTCTACTAGGCATGCATATAAAAGTCCATTTCCAAAATTAAGACTTAAATAAGTTGTTGTATTTGCTGAACTCAATCCTGTTGGTCTAGCATTATATTGAATTTTGTACATAAAAGCTGAAGAAGGTGTTGGAACAATTGTAATTCTTCCTGAAGAAGTTGCACCACTTCCCTCTGCTTCTCCCGACATAGCATAATATTTTGGTGTACCAGTAGTTGTTTCCTCTGCATCGTATTCTCTTAAAAAGCTAATATCTTTCTTTTCTAAAAAGCTATTAGCCCCTGTTGCCGCTGTTGTTGAAGTATAAACTTGTATTCCTCTAACAAATAAAGTTCCAGCTGGAGCATAAACATTGTCTTTCGAAGCTGTTAAATTTCCAAGCATTTCTTTTCGATCTGCATCAATTGGAATTTCTCTTTGTATTCTAAGCTCTGAATTATCTATAAATTGATCTGTGATTGTACTTGAAAGTACACCTGTTCCGACTTCAGTATAATTCTGAATTGCTGTTGTAAGTGTTGCGTATGTAAATCCTGCCATTATGCACTAAGAGTTACTGGTCCTATTGAAACCGGAAACCCTCCTCCTTTCACACTACCTGCTGTTGCAGTGTTTGTGTTAACTGTAAAATAAAACCAATCTGTTGTAAAATCTGTGTCTCTATCACCGCTAACATACTTACCTGTAGTAATAGCATAACCTGAAGTATATGCAATATTTGATCCTGCTATACCATCAAAACTACCAGGATCACCATAAGTGCCTGAAGTTGTTGGTGCTCCTCTAAATCTGTAAGTACTTCCATTTGTCAACCCATGATCTGGTGCATGGACATTAATAATGCCTGATGAAGCTGCATACGTGGTAAATGGATCAGGGATTAATAATTGTGCTACAGTATTTTCTGTTCTATCTGTTCTAGAATTTTGTAAAGCTTGTGCATCTCCACCATGAGGTCTTGGCTGTAATTGAGGTTGTTTTGATTCATATTCAGATTTATGAACGAACATTCCATTCCATTCTCTAACCATTTCATTGTATGGAAAAGCCATTCCTGATCGGTCTGATATTGCCTGTGCGTATTTTCCTCTTGCGTATGCCATTAGTTTTTACCTTTTTTAATTCTAGCATCTAGGTCAATAAAACTTTCTCCTGGTTTTTTTGAATGTTTAAGCATTTTAGATCCACTTTCAACAATATCGGATCCAGAAAATTTACCAGTTCTAAATTTTTGTTTTTTCTTTAATCTTTTATTTAATAATTCAGTAGCTCTTGGACCAGGAAAAGTAGGTTTTGTAACACCAGCTTTTTTCATTGCTAATTTCAGTGCTTCTGTAAAAAATTTACTTGCCATAATTTCCTCCTATATGTTTGGATAATAATTCTTCGGAGTTATATAAGTACTAGATGAAGAACCATCTTCTGCTAATGCTCGTGTTAACTCGTCTTCATACAACAATTTCATTTGTTGTACTAATTGTGGGTTAAATTTTTGTGATAAATAAAATGCAAGTCCTGAAACCATACAAGGTACAAATCTGTATGGAACATCTGTTGCGTCTGTATAAGTTGCATCTGCATCTTGCACTCTTTTTACATAATAAAAATGTAAGTCTTTAGATGCATTAGATGAATCTGCTGTTGGATAAACGGTTAAAGTTGTTTTGTCCACGAATCGTTGAACAAAATATTGTGATGGAGTTCCTTTAGAAAGTTTGCTTGATAATGCTGAATAAGCAGATCTAGCTATTTTTGTAAGAGCAGAATCAGATTGACCTGTTGCTGTTCTGTCGGATCTAAGTGTTGCTTCAAGAATATCTGCTACACCATAAACACTTGATGACGCATTTGTTGAAGAACTTGTACCATCACCTGATGCTCTATAAAAAGTATATTCTGCTTGTCCTTCAATAAGATCAATATTAGTTTCCGCTACTTCCCAGTAGTGCAAACCTCTATTACCCCATTCTTGAAAAAGAATGTTTAAAGATCTTCTTGCTGTTTTTAATTGATATCCCGAAACAGAATGTAAGCCAATTCGCTCGTAGGCTTCTTCAATTATTTCGTCTACAGCAAATGTTTTGTCGAACGTTACTGTTCCGGAAGTAGTATTAGCCATTCGCTACCTCCTAGTATTGTTTTCGCATTTCTAGAATAACTGTATAGTGATCTAGATTAGTATGTCCACTAGTTGTAAAGTCAAGATCACCATCGGGTGAACTAGCATTGTTTTTAATACCACCAAATGATCTAAAATCCATATGACCTTGAACGTTACCTGCTGCTGCACTTCCGCCTATGGTTAATGCTAATGCATTAGTACTTGCAGCGAAATAAATAGCGAGTCTCATTCCACCAATGTCATACCAAATTTGATCAATTGTAATATTTGAACAAGCGGTACCATCAGGGTGAGCTGTTAAAGCTGAAACATCTACTTTTTTTACTGCTGATTCACCATTACCATCAGAAAGATTTGTAAATTTCATTACAACTCTTTTTTCTGTATCGATTATTGTTTGACTTGTTACTGCGTCTGCCATTTTTCCTCCTGTTAGAGAGAGGGAGCCGAAGCTCCCGCTCTAATTTAAGTCTTTATTTATTAGCCGTTATTGTAATCAAAAGCTGCGCCCCAAATTTTAATAACTAATTTACCTGCTGTGTAAGCAGCTTCAGTAGCTGTTCCACAAGTTAGGTAAAGATATTTTAGTGAAAGTGCTGCTAAAGTAGCTCCGGCATCATGTTGTTGTCTCATGCCAAGAGTCCAGTCACCACCATTTACAACCACTGTTGGAGTTGATACCGCTGCATTTTCTGCATCAGTAGATGTCGCTGAACATACTAAATTAATATCTGGGTCTCCACCTGTGGGTGCTTCAACACAGCTCATTTCAATGCTGTATGGAATACCATTAACTCCAGTTGTTAGTTCTGCGATGTAAGCATTAGCTGCTCCACCATCAGTACCAATAACATCGTTAGCAGAACCACCACAAGCTAATCCACCATGTAGGTCAATTAGAATAGTCGTGCAAATGTCACCGCCTATTTTATTAATAAATGTGTTAATTGCATCATCAGCAATTCCTGATCCATGCGCATTAGGTGTAATTTTGAAAATAGTAGCTGCTGTACCTAAACTTCCATTGTTAGTACCTGTTGAAGTACCTGCTGCTACAATGTTGTTACCAGTACTCGCAACTTTTTCTACTTCCATACCACCAGCTGCTTTTATAACAGCATAATCTACAAATGCTCCTGTAGTTGTATTTTTAGTTGTTGCCTTAATGTCACCGTCTGAACGGACTGTTCCATTAAATGTTGTTGTTGCCATAATTATAATCCTCCTAGTTTGCGAACGTAGTCTCTAGGCCGTCGACTATATTCGTCTACGTTCTAATTAATTTATATAGTATTTTTTTTATAGCTCTTTTTTGCAAAGAGTGCAAGGTATCCCCGTGAATTTGTATAATTTTTGATAGCGCTTAAGTGGCTATCGAAACTTCGCTCTTGGCGTCTTCTATTTTTGTTTGAATAGTTGCTTGTTCAAACTCTTTGGCAATAATCTGTTTAACAATTTCCTGAATTTTTTTATCAATATAGGACATATTAATATTATACTTGCCCTCCTTCAGGTGCTCTTGTTGCCACTCTAGTTCCAAGGACCGTTTCGTAGTGTATAGGTCTTCGGTCATTTGTAACCTCCTCATAGGTTATCCATTTACCTTGTTTAGAAGTAAATCCATCTTTCTCCAGTTTTACCTCATTTTTTCCTAGTTTGTCAAGGATTGATTTTTCTATATCTAAGGCTGTGTCCTTACAACTGACATTAAAGTCAGCATAATAGCCATGATATCGAATTTGAATTCTGAAGTTTTTCATATGAGAATTTCTTACTGTATTGTCAAAATGAGGCGACTTTGTGGCCGCCTCATTTTTTTATTTTATTATGCTCCTGGTGTTCCGAAAATACCACGCCAGTCAGATGCGCCAAAAACGTATCTTTCCCTAGCTTTGTATCTTACGTTACCAGTATCGAAGTCACCTTCCATGGATGTTTTAAGAGGTGCTCTATCGAAATGTTTCATTCCGTTAGGCACGTCTGTAGTAACGAACCATGCATCTGTATCACTTAAATAGTGATTAACGACATAGCCTTCAGGAATCATATTCATATTCTTGAGTGCGTTGATGTCATTATCTGCAGTACCTACTCTACCTTGAGATTTTAACAATCTTTCAGCAGTAAATTGAAGCGCAGAAGGAATTATTAATTTCCTTGCTTTTGCTGCAACTTTTAAACCTCTTTCGTCTTTGAACGCTGCAATGTCAATCATTGCTTGTTCTAAAGAAGTTTCATTTAGGTCCGCGGCAGTAGACAAGATATTAGTTTGATTACCAGATAACGTTGGGTGCGTACTAACTAATAAATACCTGACCATCACCATAAGTCGGATTACCCGACCCAGTGAAGCCGTTATTTAAAATAGTAGCGCCTTTCGTATTCTTAGTACTCGCCATAGATCTTGCCAAAGCTTTTGTATAACGAGAAGCGAGTCTATCGTAGAGATTATCTTCGATAGCTTCTTCTGTAATTGCAAAAGCTAATGCAATAGTTTCCATAGTGTAACGAGCAGTGTAAGTTTCCTGAGCTGTGTCAAAAGCTACCCCTTGACCTTCAGGTTTAACCGCTGCGTCACCAAAGCCTGTTAACATTACTTCCTCTTCGAAAGCTCTGTCAGATGATTCTGTTGTATAAATTTCAGCGTGCTGATTTTCATACTGTTTGTACTCCAGACCGAATAGTGCATTCAGGCCTGGCTCTAACTCTTTAACGAGTTGTGCTCTTGATATTGCCATTTTATGCTCCTAAGTTCCAGACCCGACAAATTCGGACAAGTTTTGTACAACTTCCAAAGAAACGTACGCAGCAGTTAAATCGCTGTTTTCTGTTTCTTCAGCACTTCTTAGTAATCTCCAAGAGTGTGAAGTTGCATTCGTTGCCCCAATATCAAGTGTTGTTGACGATCTTCCAGTTGTAGTGCTTCCGCCTGTATTAGCAGTTACAGAATACGTTTCCATAAACAATACATGAGCCGCAGGAACGTCTGACGCTACTGCTGCATCTGATGCTATTGTATATTTTTGGAAAGGATAATCATTAACAAACGCTTGTGTGTCTTCGCTGTTTGCTGGAGTAATTGTTGCGTCATACCAATGCGCCCAAGTGGGTTTATTAGTAGAAGCTGCATTATAGTAGATTCCGTACAGAACACCTATCGTCGTAACGGTAGTTGCACTTTCACCAGTAATCATATAACCAGCTGACGATTTCATCGCCATGCCGTTAAAAAGATTAACTGATGCTGCGGAAGCAATCCAATATTGAGATAGACCTTGGGTCGAAGGTGTATTACCTAACGTTCCACTTGGTCTAATCCCAAAACCGGCTGAGTTTCTATTAGCCATGTTATTACTCCTTAATGTTTACATAAATGTAAACGGGTTGATTTAATTCGATGAGTAGGAATAGTTAAAAAATTAACTTTTCTTTGTACCACCGAAGGTTACGCGAGATTGTCGATCAATATTGATCGGCATACTCTTATGCTGTTCCTTCATGAGATTAGTTTCTACTGCTTCGTCTTGCCCTTCAGTTAACTTATCCTGATAGGCTGCTCGTTGCTTCGCAATCTCTTCCGATATCCTTGCCAGCAAAAGGCCACCAACTCCAATGACACCTGAGTATTTCCCTGAGGGAACTACGGGATAATCTGAGTCGGGATATTCATCGGCTCTCACCAATACAAATCCTTCTCTCAGTCGACCAGAGATATTTTTAGTGTCGTCAAACCCTAAACTCTCTGCTCGTATCCATCTATGCCTAAATCCTTTAGGCGCAGGCGGAGCATCTAGTGATGATGGGGGAGTCCACACTTTTGGTCTTTCAGTCTTTGACCGTGTCTGACTCGCACGAGAAGCTTGTTTTTCGTCTTTTTTCATATGCTTATGCCTCCTTCGTGAGTTTTAATTGTTTCGCATATTCTTCGAGTGGCACTCCTAATTTTTTTGCTATGTGCACTTGTGAGGAAGTGAGTCTCACAGTTTGGCGTCCTTGTTTTACACTTCTAGTTGCAGAAGCGACCGACTGAACGGGCTTGGACGTTTCTATACCCCTAGTCTTATCAAATTTATTAGGAAAGTCAACTCGTATTCGTTTGTCGATCTCCGTATAGTACTCATTTGATTTAGGATCATATCCTTCCCTTTCAACCAAATCCTTGTGGATTTCAAAGGCTGTAAACGTCATCGCTCGGTTTTGACCGAACCATTTATTTTTAGCTGCCCAAGATTCCGCTTGAGGATCTGCTGGTTGTTCAGGTAAAGTCTGTGGAGTTTGTCTTGGTAACTTTCCACCGTCAGAAAGTTTAACATCTTCCTTGTCATGTTTGGCTTGCTCCAACTTAGCATTATCAAAGGCTAAGGTCGCAATCCGTTTATTGGCTTCGACTTGAGCCGGAGCGTCTCCTGCTTCAATGGCTCTCGCTAAATCTTTTTGAGCTGAGTCCATGCCGCTTTTGACACCGGTTTCAAATCGTTTCCAGTAATCAGTATCTATTTTTAGATATTTTTTCTGATCATCTGTTCTTTGAGCTTCTACCGCTTGAGCGTACTCGGTGGCTGCCGCTTCTCTTCGTTCAGCTTCCCGCATCTTACGTGTAAGTTTGGCAATTCTTGATTGCACACCCTTACTGTAATCCTCAAGTTGAGTATCCGCCTCTTTCGCCGTAGGTTCTGTAGATTCTGTAGATTCTGTAGATTCTGTAGGTTCT